TGACTATTTACATTCTCTTGGGCGTGATTTTTTATCTCATGGGTATTTCATTGTTCTCGATTTGTTTTTAAATTTATAAATAAAAGTTGTGATATGAGCCTGAAAGCGATAGACGATTAAATACGTCTCTTCATGTCTTTATAACGTTGTAGGGTAGGATCCTCCACTTTTTCCTCACCTCCTCCGTTCCCGCCTCCTCCAAGGTCCGTCGGAGCTTTTTCCGCAAGATTCCTGTGTATAGCTCCCGGACGTGCGGTACGTCCCTGTTTACGTCCTTCCTCTCGGGCGGCTTCTATTTCCATGTCCATATTGAAGGCATGGATGATTCTTTTCCAGTCTTCCGCATCCAGTTCGTGCCGGATAATTTTATGAATGATACCGTCTGTATCCTGTGTTCCGTACAGCCATTCCAACATGGAAACTACATTCGCCTCATCAACATTGACCTGCCGCACAGCTTCTGTCAGTGCCTCATCTGTTTTGCGCAGCTTCTCTTCCGCATCTCTTTTTCTTTTTTCCTCATCGGCCGCCTCCTTTATCCGGGCAGCTTCTTTCTCTTTTGCTTTTTTGATGGCCTCTTCCGTTGTTGCAGCTTCCCTGATATCATCCCCGTAATTGGTTATCAGATATTCCACAAGAGAGAACGGTTCACCGTTCTCATCCATGCCGCTTGCCAGACCGGTCAGGATGCCGGCGGCTCTTGAGTCTTCTGCAAGAACTTTGTTGAGGTTCTCTCTCTGTGATTCACTATCGTCATAACGTTTGAAAGAGTCATCAAGGAATTCGCCGACAGCGAGGTCGTCCTCAAGGTCGAGGTCCGGATTTCTGGATGAAACAATATCTCTCCATGATTTTCTTTCTTTTTTTTCTTCCATGATATGTCATTGTTGTCTTATACTGACAAATTTAGTAGTATTAGTTCAAGCCGGATTGATATAATGCAATCTACTGGAAGTACATTCGCTATCATTTAAACAGGAGGTCACATGAAGCACAAGGGAAATATCAGCGAAATACAATTAATAAGGAACAAGGAGATTGTACGTACATTCATTGAATTGAAAAAGACGTGTACATTCTCTTACTACAAGGATATATGCAAGGAAATTGCGGGTATGAAGGCGAAGCAGCATTATGTCAGTGAGGACCGGGCTTACGTGATCTTATACAGATATCTGACTGAAGGTAATATACCTGATTGCAGTCTGTATAAATATGAAATGTATTCCAGCCTGATCCGCTGTTGCCTTGATATCATGAAAAAAAAATCGGAGGCAAATCTCCGTCTTATCGTAAGACTTGCGATAGAGAGACCTTCTGATTCATTTGGGATAAGTCCTGACCGTATACAGCATATTTTATGGAAAGCTGGGATGAAATAGGTATATCGCTATGAAAATGAGATATTCCATGGGGCTTTACTTGTGCATGACCGTGTTGTTGCCGTATCATGAATTCCTGTCAGGAAGTCACTGGCTTTATATGTTCGGACATGCCGGATGGCTTCATTATCTTTTGAACGGGATGGCATGGGCTTTTCTATGGAAGGTGATAACCCCTGCACGGACGCTGGTCGCATGGATGTTCGCTGTCGGAATATCATTTTTCATTCCTTCCGGCAGTCCTGTGATCGGATGGAGTGTCATTATCTACTATTATACGGGCTTGTGCCTGTCCTCCATGGATGGGGGAAGGCGTAACAGGCTGTTTGCCATAACCGCTCTCGGTTTCTTTCTGCCGCATATTGCGGGTGGATATCATGCGGCTATGCTGGCGGCCGGATGGATATTGCGTAAACTGGAGGTTGGATGGCAAAGAACATTAAAATAAACCATATAGAAACTCTTTTCTCAGCTGTTGTCATAAGGAATGCGGAGGAGATGATCCGCAGGAACCGTGAGCGGGAAGCGGAACTGTTCAAGTCCTACAACCCGTTGACAGGGGAGAACGCTCCCGGAAAACGGAAGAGGATATGTCTGGATGATTTTGTAAATTCATCTGTTTTCCTTCCTGTCGAGATGTTCTCCACCGGTTTTATCTATAAATTGAATCTTGCCGGAAGTATAGAGGAGTTCTGCTGGCAGACATACGGGGAATATAATGAGGACCTTCGTAATACTGTCATTCAGGAGTTTCTCCGTTACTGGGCCAAATACGACTTTTATTTCTATTGTTATGCGTATGCACGTATCAAAAACAAGGAAGGAGGGGAGGATGTGCCTTTTCTTCTACGTCCGGCGCAGGTAAAGCTGGCTGAGACATTTGAAAGAATGCGCCGTGCCGGCAAACCTATCCGTGTCATATTGCTGAAAGCCCGTCAGTGGGGAGGATCTACATGTACACAGATATACATGTCATGGATACAGATAATGCATGTGAAGAGTTGGAACAGCATTATTGTTGGACATCAGGGGGATAGCGCAGCTGAAGTGAAGGATATGTATGTCAAGCTCATAACCCAGCTTCCTGAATTCCTTTTTTATGAAGAGGGGATAGAGTTTGACGGCTCTCTTCCGAAGATCAAGGGAGGGGGAACTTCTAACATAAGTCTTATACCTTCCCGAAACTGCAAAATCAAGACGGCAACCGCGATGAATCCGGAGGGCGCCCGTGGTGGTGATTCGGCCATGGCGCATTGTACGGAGGTGGCGTTTTGGCCTCAGACGGAAAAGATGGATCCGCAAAAACAGGTGAAATCATCCTGTTCGGGAATCCTGTACAAACCGTATACGATGATTGTGTATGAAAGCACGCCGAACGGGCAGAATTTCTACAAGGATGAATGGGATCGTGCCAATGGAACGGATGATCATGGGGAGAGACTGTCCGCATTCGAGCCGTTGTTTGTCGCATGGTGGGAGATAGAGGAATACCGTCTCGATCCGGAAGATATGCTGGAATGGGCCTGTACCCTGATAGAAAGGCGTAACGATAAGTCCGGAAACTGGGACTATATGTACTGGCTGTGGACTATTGGAGCGACATTGCAAGGCATCTACTGGTACAGGCAGAAGATGAAGGAATATGCGGACATACAGGACATGCAGCAGGAGTATCCGTCCGATCCGGTGGAGGCATTCAAGTATTCCGGGCAGCTTGTATTTGACATTTACAAGGTAGAACAACTCAGAAGGTTCTGCCGTGAGCCGGTATTCCAGGGGGATATTTCCGGAAAATCCCCGAAAGGTGAACAGGCTGTCGAAGGGCTGAAACTGTTCAGGCGTAAAGGAGGGGAATTGAAAATATGGGAGATGCCAGACAAGACATGGAGGTTGGAAAACCGCTACTTTGTGTCAGTTGATATCGGGGGGAAATATAGGACGAGTGATTACTCTGTGATTACTGTGCTGGACCGCGCGGATATGATGGCCGATAGCGGAGTGCTCAATGAGGACGCTGGACCGCGTGTGGTGGCGGAATGGCACGGGCATACAGATCCGGACCTGCTTGCGATCAAATGTGCGCAGATTGCGTCATTCTATAACAATGCTCTGCTCATTGTCGAGAACAACACGGCTTACAGTAAGCTTAATGATGTAGACACAGACAACGTCAGCGAATTGTTCTTTCCCATTCTTATCCCTCTTTATGATAATGTATATGCGCATAATCGGAGCGAATTGGAAAAAAGGAGCCAGAAAGAAACCAGATGGGGGTTTAATACCAACCGTAATACAAAAGTGGCCATTATTAAGTATATGGAACAGTGTGTGCGTGACAAACTGTGGATAGAGCGTGAAACCGGAATGATAAAGGAATTGGGATGGTACATGAAATATCCGAACGGCAAATACGGCGCGCTTGCGGGGAAGCATGATGATCGGGTAATGAGCAGGGCAATAGGATTATACGTGAGCCGTTTTGAATGGGACAGATATCCGGTGAGGGTGTTGCCCACTATGGAAGAGAAAATGAATAACATGAAACGCCTCAACAGGTCGGCGACGGGTGCGGAGGCTATATTATATAAAAATTAGTAACATTATGGGAAAAATTAAGTTGTTTTTGAAGGCGGTAAAAAGCCTTGTGCAGAAACGCAGGATCGCAAGTCTGTGGAAGTCCAGCTTGTTATTGAAAAAGGCGATAGAAGAGGCTGAGGAAAAGAATAAACAGGACGGAAGGCGTTATTTTGTCATATGGGATCCTGCACAACAGAAGCTCATCTCTATCACTTATGATTATTATAAGGACAGGTGGGACAGTTATAAATATCTTCTTCATCGGGGAAGGTTCCGTATGCGAATGAACCGAGGGCAGTTGAAAGAGATGTGCTTTTATTACACGAAAAGCAAGAACGGCTTACCTTCCTGTCAGGACGAGGAAAGAAAGGAGAAAATGATAGAATGGCAGAATTATTATCATCGTCTACTGGTTAGTGACAGGATTCGTGTTATTTCTCGTTGCTGGAATTTAAAGTCATTATGGAAGAAGATAACTTTGCGCTCAAATAAAATAGCACATAGGTATTAGTTTAAGGTTTTAGGGACTCGGGCTTGTGAAAGTCTGAGTCCCTTTTATTATATACATTTCATTGTGAAGCTCTTGCTTATCTTTGAATAATAAAAAATATATTTATATGGAAAGATTTGATTCTTGCTTTCATCCTCATCATGCATGTGATCCTCATCCGAATGAATATCATGAAAATATTCATTATACGCCTGATCAGATTAATGCATTGCTGGGGCTTATTCCTTATAAGGCGGACAGAGCCGAAGTCCCTAAAATGGAAACGTTGAACGATGTCAATTATATAGGTCATGTGGCAACTTCTGAAGCGTTGCCGGACAAGATGGAACAACCGTCATGGGCACTTGTCGGCAGTGTGAAGAAAACAAAGCCGTACTTCTACTATGTTGAAGGATTTGTTCCTAAAGGATATCGGGCCGGATGGAATGATTTGAGCGGTGTTCTGGGAACTTATGATCTCACAGTCGATAAGGTGAGCATCTTCGATTATAATCTGCTGACTGAATATAATGTAAGCCGTAATCATACCCAAGATACCCGGATATTCTCACATGATTGGAAGGAACAGAGATATTTCAGTGCATTTCCTGATTATGTTGAAGGGAAGAAATACAGACCCTGTGATCGTGTCAACATGCCGGGGTACACAAAAACGTCATTTGTAGCACAACGAAGCACGTCCGAGGCCCCTTTTGTTGTAAAGAAGAGCAATGTGTTTACTTTTGAAGATGCCATAGCGCTTGTACCGGAGGAATACAGAATACCCGGCATGAAGGTCACGTTTGTTTCTGCTTACACCAATCAGGCTGAAACATGGTATTTTAAGGGAAATTCTGCTTCGCTTTGGAAAGACAAGAAAAGCTGGTGGAAGATTGATTTAGAGGCGGAGCGTAATGAGATTCATGCTGAAGAGGTATTCATTCAGAAGATGGAAGCACCGGAGATGGTGGCTGATAGGGCCATAGCGGATGAGAACGGCAACCGTATACCGGACACTTATCTTACACGCAAAGCTGTCAGACGTCACATTGAGGATACATTCAATGATATGTTCATTGATAATCCTCCTACCGTGATGGACGGGATGATAACGCCCGAGATGCTTAGTGAATCCACCAAACAGCTTATCGGTAACAAGAGCATAACCAATTTTGCGGATGATGAGGATATTACATCGGTTCACGGTCAACTGAAACTGGCTAATAAAAGGTATGATCCGAATAATTACTCAGGGAAGGGAAGATGTTATCTGCGCAAGAATCTTGTGGCAGGGCGAAATATTCTGACCCAGTCCATGATATGTTGGTCTGATACGATTTATGTCATACAGTATGATTATGATTTGGAGGGGAAAACTATCACTATTCCGTCAAAATGCACTTTAGATTTTCAAGGAGGGGGATTTAGTAATGGTACTGTCGTTGGCGACAATACCAAAATTGAAGCAGGACTGGAAAAGATATTTGGTGCTATAACAATAAATGGTAGCTGGGATGTGGCGGCAGCTTGTCCTGAGTGGTTTGGGGCACTTCCAGATGGAGTACATGATTGTACTGAATCTATACAGGATACCATTAATAATTTTGATATTGTTAAATTAAACAATGGAATTTATTTTATAGGTAATACGATTCAGGTAAGAAGTAATATTACTTTGTTTGGAGAAAAAGGTAAAACTATCATAAAATCTCCAACTACTAAGGAGTTTGATGTAAATGATTTACCAAATGCGAATACCCTTCCTTATATTTTTTACTCTGAAAAAGCTGTGAAAGTTCTATTTAGAGGGCTTTCTTTTATATTGGGGGATTACTATAATGGTATAGGTTTTAGGCAAAGTGTCAATGGGGATACGGATGAGTGGGACGCTAAAATATATGTAGAAAACTGCCATTTTGAGCATGGGTATAGAGCTGTAAGTATTGAAAGGACTTATAGAGAATGTAGAATAATAGATTCTATCTCATATTACGCATGCGGTGACTATGCTTTTTTTATGGAAGGAACTGATAATTCTATTCATAATAGTACGGTTGGGAGTTGTCAACAAGGAGGTATTTATTTATCTCAAAATTCAAGAATGTCTAATTGTAAAGTTTTTGTTGCCAATAAAGCCTGGAGATATAAATATGATGCTGTTACTCCTAGAAGTAAATACGCAGTTTATGTAAGTGGCAGTTATTGCAATGTAACAGGCTTGGATATTCAACAAAATTGTGCAAATGGTATTTATGTGGGAGGACATGATAATTATATTCAAGCTGTTCTGAATGCTAATGGGTATCAAAGAGATAAACAATCCTCAATATTATGTGCTAATGCCGTTTTGAAGTGTAGTAATAGTATATTAATATTTACTTCAACCACAGGCTTTTTAAATAGTTATGTATCTCATTATCTATATTCTGTAGGAAGCCCAGCTTATGCTGTTAAAGGTAATTATATAAATATAAATACGCATGATGAACCAGGAGAAGATACTCCTTATGTGTTAAGCAATTTTTCAGCTTTTAATAATATAATATTTAATGGAGCGAATATAACTAAATGCCATAATCTTCCTGAGGATTTTGTTAAAAACAACATTCATTCAGAAAATGTATCTAGGGGAGAAAGAATGTATGTTACAGTTGGTGCTGGTAAAGCGGTTTCTTTTGATTTGGATGTTACAACTTTTATCACACAATATACTGTTATACATCAGTATTTAACTTTTATAGTTAATCCGTCATTAGCAGTCGTAGATACGCCCTTGTATGAAGTTGGAAGATATAAATTAATAGTAAATGTTGACAACATAGATTATACTCTGAAAACCGATATGTTCCAAAACGGGTTAGTATCAATAGAATCTATTAAATATTTATACGATATAATACCGGATCCGAAGGATTCACAGTGTAAATTAAGATGGGAATTAGCAAATACAAGTAAATCCGCTATAAACTTGGCAATTGATTACCCTATAATTGAAATATATAAAAATAATACAGGTTATGGAAGCAGTTATGAAACTAATATTATTCCGACGGATTTGAGTAAAGATTTTTGTAAGGATAAGAAGGGAATTTATGGGAAAGTTGCAGATAATACTTATGATATTAATTTGGGGATTATAAGGTTTAATAATGCAATTTCTGATTCTCCGGAATCTTATGAATACATTAAGATAACTAAAGTTCCGACAAGCGGTTTTCGTTTTTTATATTCGACATATAGGATATTAACCGAATATTCTTTGCTATATGTAGATAATAAATTGTATATACTATCTGATAGATACGATACTGGCAATGATTCTTTTTTAAATATAAGATGGATATTTGACCCTGTTTCTTATACATTAGACATTTGGATTAAAGTTTCTTCAAAATATGGCAAATTGATAGTGAGAGATACCAAATGGGCTACTCTTAACACTTATGAGTGGTTCCCTAAAAATACAGATCCATATCCGGTAGAGGCTGTTGATGCTGAATTTATTACCTCGGATATACTTACTTTGCCTGATACTTTAATTGGGATAAAAACCTATGATACGTTTGGAAATATATTAACTTGGTCTAAGTCTGATTGGTTAAATCCTGACGGAACTTTAGTGACAAAGGTTGTTTTCGCAAGTAAATTAAATGATTTTATTAAAAGTAATACTATATATAATATTATCAGATATATAGATTTGGAAGGAAAAACTCTTACTGTTCCTGATAATAGCGTGCTTAATTTTATTGGAGGTACTATTGGAAATGGAACTATAATTGGAAATAAAACTAAAGTCATAAATCTAAATGTTGATAGAATTGTTTTATCAGGGACTTGGTTTGATTCAGGAATTACTTCTAATAGACCTACTAATGTTTTAGTAGGATTTCAATATTTTGATAGTACATTGTCGAAACCTATATATTATAAAGGTAATAATGAGTGGGTTGACGCTACTGGGGCGACAGTATAATAACGATAATTAAAATAAAAGCCATGTTACAAGGATATCAAATAAGAATGCTAGAAGAGTATAAGCAACTTAATGACCGGGTGGAAAAGTTGGAGAAATTCATCAATGAATCTCCAGTGTTTTCTAAAATGGAAGTGCATAAACAAATACTTCAGCGTTGGCAACTGTCGGCAATGAAATCATATCGTGATGCCTTAAAGAGAAGATGTCTGGCAGAAGGATTTTCTCCGTTGACTGGGGATGGTCTGGAATAAATGTTAATTCTATAACTTTTTTAAAAAACATCATGGAAGATAACAACATACAAGATTCTTGCTGCAACAGCAAGTATGCAAGTATCAGGCAGATGGACAAGCTTGATGAAATGTTGGGAAGAAGATTCCCTTTCTATCCTCGTACAGTGATACAGGCGGTACATGACGGAAGAACCGGCGCGTCGTTGGAAGCGATACTGGCACAGTATAACAATATTTATGTGCAGTATCAGGGTACAGCGGGACGTACGAGAAATATTGTTCCGAAAGAAATGAGGCGTAAGGGGATCATCATATCATACGTGGATATGCAGGGGAATGCCATAACCGAGAAATGTGTGAATGATGCACAGAGGGACAACTTTCACTGGGGGCTTGATGTCAACTGGGTACGTGTGGACGAACTAACACTCTCTGGAGATATTTCCGTATCGGTAAAAGGCACATGGGTGATTAACGGTGAGGATACCGGCATAGCTGCTTTGGGGCCCAAAGGGGATAACGGACTTACCCCGTGGCTCAAAACGATAGATAACAAGCTTCACTTCTCCTATGATAACGAGACATGGGAGGTGTGCTCGGATTACATTGCAGCTTATTTCCGTTTTCAGGATAACAAATTCCAGATATCGCGGGATAACAAAACATGGTCAGATCTTAGCGGAGAAGTTACAAACAGTTTGTCTATTAAAGCCTATGTAACAGATAAATCACAATATCCTAATCCTAAGCAGGGTGATATGATTATGGTGGGACCTACCTATGCGGACGATGATGCCGAACATACCAAGCCCATCTACCACCTGAATATTTATAATGCCGGCGGATGGGTGGATCACGGTCCGTTCCAGTCCATCAATGCCGGTGTGGTGCAGGAACTGGGGGATAGCGAAACAGAGGTTGTTAGTCAAAAAACTATATCATTTAATATACCTTATGATATTTCACTGTATCATACTAATATAGATGGAACAAATAAGTTTACATTAAGTGATGCAATATATAATATTCCAACAAGTATTAGGAGGCATGGTTCTGAAATTAGGTTTATTTCTAAATCAACTGATAGGTATGAAACTTGGAAATTTATTGCAAATAATGAAATAACAAATTCGGAATGGAATAAAGCAGGGAATTGGGTCAAGATTACAACTGATTTTGACATTTCTGTAACAGGAAATTTGAATGCTATTAATTCTCATGTACTTACTATTAGTGATTTAGAAAGATATTATTGGGAAAATGTGGATGGTAAAGCTGTTTTTTCCAGGTCAAATCCTAATATTCCTTTATATTCTTCAATAATAAAGTGTAAAACAGGTGATAAGTTCTATTTGCAGAATAATGGGGAGGGTAATGCAAAAAACTGGTTTAAAACATCTACTGATTTGAATATATTAGAAGAATCTGAAGCTGTAAAAGATTCATTTATTATAGAAATGGAAGAAGATGGTTATTTGATAGTAAATCATAATCAAAATAATGTTAATACATTATTCTTTTTGCTCAAAATAAAAAATACAGAAAATCTTTTTGTAGAAAAAGGTGTAGAATTGCAGACTATACTAACCTCTAATTGTTTTTTGAAAGATTATTACTTTATTCTTGAAAATGGTAAGACCTTATTTTGTAGACATAATATTCCGGGAGAAATTTCTACTATACTGTTTGAAGCCAAGAAAGACACAGCTATATATTCTAAATCCTGTGGCTTTTCCAGAGGTATTCCATTGATAGTATTAGACAGAGATAGAAATGTGATTTATTCAGAGCCTAATGATGATAATAGAAGAGCAACGTATTATAAGATGCCTGAAGATGGGTATATCATAGTGAATAATGCTGATGGCACAATTCCTGATAAATATATTAGAGTGCTTGATGATAAGCCATTTTATACTATAGATGATTTTAATAAGGGATATTGGGAGGTCAATCCAACCGTTGGTTTTATAAACACGTGGAGTAATCCAAATTTGAATATTCTCAATACTTGCATTCCGTGTAAGAAAGGAGATAAATTTAGAATCAGTACTTATGGATGGCAGGCTGCAAGACCTTATTATATAACAGATAATTCTAAAAATGTATTAGAAACAGGTCCAATGGTGTCATCTCTGTTTCAATCAGAGATTGAAATTACTCAAGATAATGCAACATTTCTTGTAGTAAATTATAGAGAATTTCCTAATGCCGGGAAGGTTTTTGTGGAAAGGTTAGATACAGTTTATACAAACAGAAATGTTAAGTATATCACTTGTTTGGGTGACTCATTAACAGTAGGATACCAAAGTGGAGTAACAACTTCATATCCTGAGGTTCTTAATTCTGCTTTAGGAAACAATTGGAAAATTATAAATGGAGGGTATGATGCTGATTCTATAGAGATGATACTTGGAAGACAAGGTTCTAACGTATTATTAAATAAAAATCAAATAGTACTTCCTGCAGATGGTTCTGGTGTTCAGATAGGAACACTGGGTGATAGTGGTATAATATCTGCTCTTACTCCTAACAATTCTCTTCCATTACAGAGATGGGCCTTTAAAGATATTACTAGGGGCTTAATAACTCCTGTAATGGTTAACAATGTTCCATGTAATCTCTTATTTACTGGTACATCATATAATGATAATAATGGTAGATATATGATGAGTCTTGTGACGCCTCAAAGTACTCCTGTTACTATACCAGCTAATAGTGTAGTATCAACAGCTTTGAGAACTGGCGTTGATAGTGATGTTCTTGTTATATGGATGGGAACTAATGGACTTACTGTTGGAGGTAGCTTCACTCCAGAGCAACTGGTAGATTACCATAATATGGCTATAAATTATGCTGCTACTAAAAAAAATATAATTATAGGGCTGCATACAGGAGATTTAAATAGCAGAAAAACGCAAGAAGAAGCCATGCAAAAAGCATTTGGACTTAGATATATTAATCTAAGAAAATATATGGTGGAACAAGGGTTGGTAGATGCTGGGTTGGAGCCTACTCAAGAAGACACTGAATTTATAAACCAAGGTAAATGTCCTCCTCAATTACTAATGGATGGAACTCATTTTACTACTATAGGGTACACTTTAGTAGGTAAACTTGTTTATCAGAGAGGAGTATCCTTGGGATATTGGTAATTGTTTTTAATACTATTTTTCCCCTTCAAAAAAGGGAGGCCCCTCCACCCTCCCTAATTACCTACCTCATATTGTCACCCTAAAAATCGTTAGTAACATTGTTCGAACCACTATGCTATTTCTTCCTGATGCTCGCGCACAAACTATAATGCCTTTCGGGTTATATATTTGATTGCAGGATTTATCCACCACTTGTTTTTAGAGTAAAAAGTCGCTGCTCTTTTCTTTAAAGACCTACAGATAGTATCGCAGCGATAGAAATACTACTGTAGTCTCTTTATAAGTCTTGCCATTGGCATTCTTTTTTAAAGAGTTATAGTCATAAGTTTAACGTCATTGACATATATGGACGATAAAGAAAGCATTGATAATGCAAATATAGCGAAAAGCTAGTTTCATTATTCCATGAAAATGAAACTTTCTATATCGTTTTTTATTTAACAATTCGAATCGGTACAATTCCATCGGTCCAAACAATATCATTTCCGTTCCATTTGAAGTGGATGGACTTTTTTCCTGATAGTTGATTTGCGGAAAAATAATATTCTTTTCTGAAATTGCAGTCATTTTCGTGAGTAACTGTTAGGTGAAGACTGTCTTTTTCTTGTCGTCTTTCAATATCGACTTTATAGGTGGATTTATCTTTTCTTGAAGAAGGGCGTATTACCCGTGTCCTTTCGATTGTTCCCATATTATATAAATTAATAGCCATATTTTATATAAGACATGCAAGATTTGGCATTGTCAAGTTCCGATTCCCAAAATATTCTATCAAACCCTAAAAATAAAGATGATTCTGCGGATTCTATAGCGTTTCTAGCCTGTGAGGCATATTTAATATCGTTTTCAATCCTTTCCTGTAGTTCTTCTATTTGTAGGGACATGTTCAGAATCGTAGAGTTCAGGTCAGTATTCTTGTTTTTTAGTCTGTCCACTTCTTCTCTAAGGTTGTAATTCTCCATTTCTAAATCTTCATATTTGCTTTTGCTGACACATGAACCTAAGAATAGGATTATGAATGTAAGTAATATTGATTGCTTCATAGTGTTAAAATTTAAAGATGAGACAAATATAGCGATTTGTTCATGAATGTAAAATATTTGCATGGAATTTTGTATCTTTGCATCGCACATAGCGATGTGCATCAGGATTTGGACGGTTCCGATATAGTTTCGGACCGTCTTTTTTTTGTTTTCACACTGGTTGGTCTTGTGTATGTTTATCCAATATGTGACAAGGGCGGCTGTCTTTCCCAGATTGCCGCCCTTCCTGTTCAATAATGATTAGTAATCAGGTATAACAAAGGTATACAAAGATATAAAACAATCTTATTAAAAACAATCGGTAATGTAAAATCTTGAGATTTACATTGTAAATTACAATTATATGCGTATTTTTGTGCAAAAAATATAAAGTATATGAAAAGGTTGGTTATAGCTTCATTGTTTCGGTTTCCTTTTTTGCGACAAATGCTGTGGGATGGATAGATGTTTAAGATACATGAAAACTATGAGTCTTTTTCTTGTTTTCTATGGGATGAAATATTACTTCCCTAGCTGGATATATGTTTGTTATACCATATATAAAGAATCTGAATAATGTGATTGGTTTGATTAGCCTCTCCCGAGCTATTGAAAAGTTGAATTAAATAAATTACTGTTATGCTACAAAGATTAGAAGTTATTGATTTTTTGCGAGGATTCTCTATTTTTACCATTGTGTTAATGCATTTGTTGCAAAGTTTTCCGATAAGTCCGTTCTTAATGGCTGCTTCATCTTTTGGTGGGGCAGGAGTACATGTATTCATCTTATGTAGTGGATTTGGACTTTATTTATCATATTTAAACAGACCGCTTACTTATATTCAATTTTTGAAACGACGTTTTTTGAAAGTTTATTTGCCGTACATAATAATTATATTGATAAGTGCTCTGATTCCTTTTTATAATACCTCATCGGATAAACTTCTCCAAGTACTTAGTCATGTATTCCTTTTTAAAATGTTTTTCAATGATTTGGAAAGTTCTTTTGGATTGCAGATGTGGTTTGTTTCAACAATAATTCAGTTTTATTTGTTATGGCCTTTGTTGTTGAAACTATTTAATAAATCTACGGGGGTGATTTATGCTTTGCTGATAAGTCTGTTATGGACTACTATTGTAGCGATGCTTGGGAAAAGCGATGTGCGTGTATGGAATAGTTTCTTTTTACAATATCTTTGGGAATTTGTTTTAGGTATGTATTTAGCTAAATGCTATAAACTTAATGCTAAAATAGTCAATTCGTTGAATTTTAATATATTAGTACCTGTCTGTATAATATGTGTTGCTCTTACAGGATTTGCTGGAATAAAAGGAGGCATTTGGAAATTATATAATGATATTCCTTCTATGATTGGATATTTGTTTGCGTTGTTGATTATATATAAATTACATATAAAACCTATTAATGGCTTATTTATGTTTACTAATAAGATTTCTTATGAATGGTACTTGGTGCATATACTGGTCTTTAGTTGTACTTTTTATTATTTGTATAAGTTGGAAACTTTTAGTATGGTAGTAATAGCTGTCATTTCATTTATTCTTTCGTATGTTGTGGCTTGTTTATATCATTGGATTCTTGGGAAGATGAAGGTATGTTGAAATAATAAGATTCATTATAAACAATAAGATCTTGGTGAAATGAAGAGACGAATATTTACTGCTTCGCATAAAAAGTATGCAGAATGGAATATAAAATAATAAGGATGTAATTTATGGAAGGTTTATTGATTGTGCTTGGTGGTTCTGGAATGTTAGCCTTTTTCTTTGCTATATGGTTAAATACCCAGAAAGGCAAGAAATGGCTCTCAAATCTATAGTGTACTTTTCATTGGACATATGATGGTATTATGGATGCATTGACAACGTTTTTTAATAACCAGCGTTATAGGCTCCGCATTGGTTGTTTGGTTACATACCAAGTCTAGCAAGAAATGGCTTGCAAACTTATAATAGGTGTATATGGGGCATCTATAATCCGCAAAATTAGATATCTACTCATAATATTACGAAAGAATTTTGATTTACATTTTGAATCGAAATATAATTTAGAAACATATCTAAATTACTATCTAATTGTTAGTCTTATTTTTAGATTAAAAATTAAATATCTATTTTTGCAGAAAAACAAATGGTTTTTGATGAATTTTTAAAACTGAAGGTGAACTTTTAGAGTTCTGTTATTGTTATGATTAATCTAAAGACTAAAGCTGATGAGAATTACGATGCTTTTGTATTATTGAAGGATAATGGCAAACTTAATTCTTCAATACATTGTGCTTATTATTCAGCTTTTTTATTATCTATATATTCATTATGTGTGAGATTTGGATATCTTTATGAAGATATACAGAATAATTCAAGAGGAAAAGATAATCATGCTTATATCAGGAATGAGCTGGGAAATAAGATACATCAAGCGAAACCATTAGATTATGTTGAGTTTCACACTTGCCTTGGTAAATTAAAAAAGGAACGGAAAAAAGCTGATTATTCGAAAAATCTGGTTACAAATAAAGATGTAGTAAATATACAAGATACTATAGATAAATTCAGAGATTTGATAATTACAAAATATATTTGATTATGGATGCAGTAAAAGATTTTATCATTGAACGATTAAAGAAACTTAGTAATATGTTCAAGGGCATTTCTATCAAATATGCGTTTGACAGTATAACTGAATTTCATATAATTGAGATATCACCGGAAAATATTAGAAGAAGAGATGATGAATACATAAGGTGGGAGTCTGATATGTGGAATGATTTCTTTGCCATGTTCCCAGATGAGGATTTGCTTATTTCGGAGCCTTGCGAGTCTAATGATATGCATAATGTGTTATTTGACAATATTCCGATTGTGGATAGTGGCAATTTGCTTTATTGTATAGATTTAGATTTTGGTGAGATGGATTCTTTTTTAAATATTGACACTATAGATTTGTTAGCAGCGTGATTATGGCAGAAAAAGTAGCAAGTTTCCGTTTAAAGGAATATAAGATAAATAAGGCTAGTATAGAATTTGATCCTGATAAACCTCTGTCTAAAATGTCAATAGAGATCGAGAGAAAAGGTGATATAGAGGAAAATAATATTTATAGGATAAATATGTATATTGGTGTTTCTGATGAAACGAACAATTTCAAAATCAGTGCAAACATGGTAGCTTTGTTTGAATTTGATTCTGAAATATCTGAAGAGAATAAAACTAGTTTTGTAAATTCGAATGCGCCAGCCATTTTGTTCCCCTACTTTAGGGCATATATATCTACATTGACATCTCTTTCTGGAATGCAACCTGTTATCTTGCCGACAATAAATTTTGCTAGAATGCTGGAACAGCAGGAGAAATAAGTAAACATTAAAGGGTTATCATTATTGGTAACCCTTTAATGTTATCGTTTTATTGTCTATACACCTTTTCAACTTCTTTTTTCACTTTTTTAGTGATAGTCTGTTTCTTGTATTTTTTTTCCATATCTGGGTATTCCGGATGTTCTTCCAACCATTCTTTTTTATCTTCGGCTTCGTCATATTTTCTTTTGAGTTTTAGGAACTCTTTTTCATTTTTCAAAGTTTCCTTCTCTTTTTCGTTGAGGTTGTTGATGATGTATTTCTTTTTTATTTCAGAGTCTTTCCTTTTAGATGTTCCGTCTGAATAGGGCAGTTTCTTTCTGTAGTCATTAAACAGTTTTCCAGCCTCATACATCTTGTTCAGATATTCATAAGGTCCCATATCCTTGTATAGTTTCTCGGCCATTTCCTTTCGTTGGGATTTGGGAAGGTTGATTAGGAACATAAAATCTACAAGGTCGGGGCGTCCTTCCCTTATGGCGGATTCGGCTCCCAGATAAATGTTTTCCAGTGTCTCTACATTTAATCCGGCAAATTTCCCTAATTTGGCGGCCAGCTCCCTTTGTACATTCAGGTTGAATCCGTCTTTTACCGCCTCGCTTATCAGATTTGACATCTCTGTAATGAATGAGAGAGGATCATATTTGTTCCCTTGTGATATGGCGTTGACAAACTGTCCAATGGAAGTTCCTCCCAAGGAACTTAAAGCAGCAGATAAAAATATGCTTTTCAATTGTTCATCAGTGAACCATAAATCCTCATCCCCGTCCCCGTATCCGAATATGGCGTAGATATTGGATATGAGTGGTGCTGTGATTCCTGCAATACCATATCCTCCTGCCGCCCACAAGCCTCCCATTACAAATAGTCCGAAGGTGGCTTTCCTCAGCCCGGTAAGATAGCTGCCCATCATTGTTCTTTGGGCTTCGTCTTTATTCATTCCGGATTCAATGTTCAGATTGTATATCCTTTTTGCTCGTGCCATTTCAAGAAGCCCCTCAATACCCATCCGCTGGTATCCTATGTTGCTGCTTTGGTAAGTGGTCAGCGCCTTGTAGAACACATTGCCGCTTGCCTGCATGGGGGACATCATTTCCGGGCTGGAACTCTGCTGGCTTTCATTGAATGCTATTTCAGCGTTGTATTTGGCTAAATTGGCGGCTTCCTCATTGCCCAGACCTCTTTTTTGCACACGTTTATATTCAAAATTGTAAACGGCTCTCGCTCCGGCCGCACATGTCAGCGCATCAATAAGCTTGTTGGGATACATGCCTGCATTGGTAAGTTTCTCCAGCTTGTTTTTGAATGCATTTTCATCCTTTAATGCTTCGATCCCCATATTTCCCGTATCAACCCGTTCTTCAAAAGAAGGAAGATACTCCTTCGCCCATTTCATGTTTCCTGCCGGGGTGAATATGTATTTGAACAAATCAGCCTGATACCCCGGATTTCCGCTGTATGCGGAAAATGCCGGATAGGAGAGCACCTGCTTCATTGCGGTGTTGAGTCTGAATGCGATATTGGAACCTGCCCAATACCTTAGTATCTTGTTTAGTCCGTTGTTGAGCGAGTCTTGTTTCTGCTTGTCGTTGAAACTCCGTACGGCCACCTCCGCCGCTCTCATGAAGATATCAAACATTCCTTTATGGTTCGCCTCCATATAGTTCTTGAAAGCCTTGCTTCCCCGCAGGAAATTAAGATCCTGGCGCAGCTCAGCCGTTGCCGCCCAAGTTTCCATATCTCTTCCGTATTTTAGCATCAGATCAAAAGCGTTTCTGCTAGTGTCCACCTTCAGGGTATTTATCGTACGGTTGATTATGTTTCCGGTTATTGTGCTTGGCATACCGATGATTGTTTCTCCCAGCTCCCCCTTTTCACGGATTTCGGATTTGGCTATGACCATAGGGAAATAATTCTCCCGTGAAGCCATGCTGGTTCCCGTCATTCTTACATGGACCGGATTGTACCTTTCTTCTCGTAGCCTTGGAAAGAAGTCGTCTGTGATCCATTCTCCGAGTTTCATGTATTTATCGCCTATAAAGGATTCTATCTCGGTCATGCTGTCTTCCGTCCATCCGTCCGCCTCTAGCTTCATCTTTCCGTCCGGCTGTCTCCATGTGAGCCATACATAGAACGCCTGCCCTTTGTTTAGGTTTGCCTCATACAGGTCGCCCTCCTTATGGTAATTGCTGTCGTACATATATTGTTTGTGAATCCTTTTTTCTGATTTTTGAGAATCCCTGAATACATTTTCCATTGATTTTCCGAACAGTTCCTTTATTTTTTCTTCCAGTTCTTTGTTGTAAGCCTTTACCCCCAAATATATCCTATCGTTGGCTTCCACCACTCCATGACTGCTTTTCATGAAATAATCGTATAAGGGGCCTTTTCCTATGGCGTGGTTCCTGTCTATGGCTTTCAGCAGATAATCGAAACTATACATGGGATAGGCGATAAAGTCACCGATGCTTTGCAATATGGACACAGTTTTTTCCATATTTGTTTCTTTCTCGTTTATACCTTTTATTCTTTTATCTTTTACGGCATTTATTCCCATGCTGATAATTCTTCCCCGGTGCGCGGCTTTTTCCTTGTTCAGCATGGCAAGGCGGCTTTTCCCGGTATCAACAAGTTCTTTCAATTCATTGTACACATTATCGGTTATCCTTATTAACTCTTCCTGCGCTACGGGTATCTGTGCAGCTATTTTCTCAGCCTCCTGCAGATAAAACTTTCGTGCTTCACCCTTGTTGTTGTAGGCGGCTCTTCTGGTGGTCACAAGATCGCCCTCCAGTTTGTCCAGATCTCGTTTCATTTTTCTGGATTCGGCCAATAGTTCGCGTATGGAAAGAGAATCATACTCATCGGCCATAGTCTGTGTGAACACACCTGTTCCTTCCGCCGCTTCATCCATGGCATTCTCTAGCTCTTCCCGGCGCTTCCGTATCTCTTCAACGGATTCAAGTTCTTTAGTTTTCAGCAGTTCGGCTCTTTCTTTTAATAGATTATCCCTTCGGCTTTTCATTTCATTCTGCTGACCGGTAAGTATGGTGATGCTTTCAGGGGATGTCTCAGATTTTATGAGTTTTCCCAGTTTTACAATTTCGCTTCTTACGGCACGGAGTTCACTGTCAGCGCTTGTTAGCAACAGGTCTTTGTAAGCGGATCGTATACTGTCAAACACACGTCTGGTAGCCTCATCAACAACTATCCCTTTTGATACGCCTCTTGTATCCTGCCCGGAAAGCTTCGTTTTTATCATTTTTTGCATCCTTTTCACCGAACTGTCATATTGGGCATAGTTTATCAACTTTTCAACAAGATTTAGTGGTTCCTTGAGTTTATTTGTTGATGCGGCCTTGTTTACTTGGGCAATCAGTGACTTTATCATATGTGGCCCCATTTCTTCTCCCGCTTCCTTGGTCAGTCTTTGATCTATAAAGGAAAGCATGGCTCTTGACGCAGTCTCGTATTCCTCTTTATTTCCTTTTCGTGCCTGATCCAATTGCTTTTTCAATTCCCGTATCTCTTCTTTCAGATTTTTAATAATCTCCTTCTTTTCTTCCTTTCCTGGAATACGGAACAAGGTCTCTCCCTGAGGAACAGACGGGATGGTACGTGAACTGCCTGAGAACTCACCAATTCCCAGTTTTGAACGCATGACGGTTTCCTTTGCCACATCAACAGGATAGTTTGACTGTTTCAGTCTGTTGTGGCTTTCATAAAGGATGTATCTCAGCTCATTGTCCGTCAGTTCAAATCCCAGATTCACTTTCGCTTTACGGAGCATGTCTATAAAGAAGGCTTTGATTCGTGTCCACAAGGACTGCTCCGCAAAGGTAGCCGGTCCGCGTTCGGACAGGTCTGCCATATATTCTTCAGTTGCTGTACGGATGGATATGTTCTCATTTTCCGCCATCCGGTTGATGGCCTGTCTGATTGATGGTGCGGCATTGTTGTATACATTGTCAAGGAAGGTATCGAAGTCCTTTCCGAACAGCTCACGCAATCCCTTATGTGCCACCACCTCATGGAATATAGTCGCCTGTGCGTCCTCCACGGATGTTGTGTTTGGCATATATAGATATACCTTGTTCTCCTTTGGTGAGTACCATCCTTTGATATTGGCTCCTGATTCGATACGTCTGCGCGCCTCGCCTTGTGGTAGCTGGTCTTCGGAAGTGATTTTTTCTATAGGTGTATGAAGAGACTCAGAAAGTTCATTCACTGCTGTATTCATGGGAGCAGACACAGAAGCATAAGCCTCCAAAGCGTCGTTTATAAATATCTGGTCTTCTCGTGCTACATCTTCCGTTTCCGAAGCAAGAGTATTGCGGCGTTTCTCAGGTGTCATATTCATACGGGATTGTACATTACGTGCTTCAACTTCACCTGATAGTTCATTGTATCTGTCGTTTTCTCCACCAAGTCCAAATTTTTCAATAAGAGATTGATACTCATTATAAGCATCCTCATATCCTTCTTTATCATAACCTCGCACCCAAAGATTGAATCCCTTATCAAAAGCATTACGGCTGGGGATAAAGCCATCCCCAAACTCGAATCCATCTGAGTGATATTCATTTACCAAAGCATTATAAACATCCATCTGTGAAGCGTCTTCTCCAAGTTCCTCACGCTTGTCAGCAAACTCTTCAATCATGGACCAGGCATCGCGCTTTTCTTTTAATGCGTCAAGGTATTTTCTATAAGTCATACTGTTTCCACCACGAGCGAATCCTTCAATTGATTGTACGGCATGCTGTACCTCATGCGCTAAGATACTACGGAAATCCGCCCTGTCTAGAACAAACTCATTCACACGTATCAAGTTTTGGCTTCCATAATAAGTCGCTCCCGTATTGCTTGTAGGGGCGTTGTATATCTCCACGCGTATCTGCTTCAACTCCGGATAAGTCTTAAACAAATTCTCATCCTTCACATAATCGTCAAGATAATGCACGTCGTTCGCTTCGTATGTGGCGCGAAGTTCTTCTGCCTTTTCTGATAATTCATCAAAACGGGCTGCTTCTTCTTCCGTCAGCTCTACTCCATCAAACAGTTTGTCGCTTAGCGCATCATACTCTTTGCCCCATGACAGGTTGGACCAAAGTCTGTTTTTTCGCGCAAGTCCTTTCGGATCAATCTCGAAATCCTCCACTTCATATCTCCATTTTCCGTCAGCCCCACGTTCCCAACCTGTAGCCTGCTTGATTTTCCTAGCATTTTCTTTTTCATTTGTTTGGAGAATCGAAAGCAAACGCTTATCTTTGACATCAGATAAAGGCGAGTTACCATCTATTCCAGCTTTTTGTATTGTTGGGGCAATGGATAGTAATTTGCCTTTCTCTATGTTAGTCAGTTTGTGGTCATAATACCGTTCTCCATTGTTTTGATTGGCGATAACAGCTTTCACAGTATAGTCAACACCGGCTATTTTCAATCCACATACATAATAAGAGAATGATTTTACACCGGGATATTTCTCCAAATCTTCGTTGGCAAGTTCTTCAATGAAGACGGAGTTTTCAATAATCTGAGGTACGGCTGCGATAGATTGCAGATGTTCTACATCCTTATAATCATGCTGCAATATTTCACGAATACCTCCCCGACTATTGCCTCCTGTCACAGAGATAATAGCTCCCGTATCTTTATTGATATATTCTCCACGTAATGACTTTCCATATTCCAACGCATTTTTTTTGTACTGTTTCAAGTCATCGCTCGGTTCTATCTCTTTACCCGTAATCTCTATCGGCTCACTCTTCCGCAGCTTCTCAATGCGCTCTTTCTTCGTATTGAAAGCGGATTCCATCTCTCGTGCCACATTCAGGTTATCAAGGCGGGTAGTTGCTTCCTCTGCCTTATCCAGTTGGGATGCGCCTTTCTCTCCAATAAAACGATATCTTACATCCGCTTTTCTTGCATTGAATCGCTTGGAAGGAGGAATAATATTACCTTTGTCGTCACGGGTTATCAGGTCATTCAGTTTTCGGTTGTTTTTTGTATTCTTGTAGCGGTAATCGCTCCTGTCATCATATCCCCATTCGTTGATATCATTTCCGTCCCAATATAGATTTTCGGCTGGTACTTCTTCCTTCATAATTCTGTAATTGCCGTTTAAGGCATGTTCTCCATGAACTTTTACATAGGATTCAGACAGGGAAACCCAGTCACCGTTTCTTACCTTTCCTTCTTTCAATGATTTTGGAACGGCACGATAGATGGTAACGGTCGGTTTTTCTCCTTTGTCAATGGCAGACAATGCTTCATTGATTGCGGCGGCACTTTCATTTTTGTATTGATCCCTGTTCATGCGAAGCTGCTCATTTAAGGATTCGCGTATCTGATCTTTGTTTGCGGCAATGTCAACCATGTTTTTATCAATACCTTCCTCATCATAAGAGGGGGCGCGGTGTGCCATTCTGAATTCATCGGCGGAAACATAACCGTTTCTTCGTGCGGATTCGTGTATGATGTCACGCATACGGGCTTCATTATTTTCTTCCATAGCCTTGAAATAGGCCTCATCCATCTCTTCATCCGTCATCAGTTCAAATTCCTTTAGACGCTTCTTTTCCGATTCGGCTTCTTCCTCCGCACGTTTACGGGCGGCTTCCATCATGTTACGGGCTTTCATTTCCTCTTGCACGTATTCATCTCTCAAGGCATCCACATCACCGAACTTTTCATACAGCTCTTTTTTGATCGGAGAAAAAACTTTTACGAATTGCCCTAATGACAGGTTGGAGTTCTGGAGACGCACATTTCTGCTGATTGATTTGAAAGCATAACTTGCGCCACCCAGATTTTTCATTTTCATGGATTGTGCGTACTTTTTTACATCGGCTTCATCAAGGTTGTGCTTGTTGGCGAAAGAACTTATTTCCTCATTTCCAACCTCGCGAAACCGGATGTCACTGCCTTCGGAAGTAAGTATCTCATTGCTTTCGTCATTCATTGCGCGTAAGCCGGAATATTCGGCTTCAAGTTCCTGCTGTTCCTGGTTCAGTTCCTGTTGCTCGGAGAAAACAGCGTCTCTCTCAACGGAGTCATTTCCGGCTTCTACCAGAATATCCTCCAGTTCTATCTTCCTGTCCTCTATTTCGGCCAGTCTTGTTTCTATGTCCTTCATTCTGTCCGCATTGGCGGATTCTATGGAAGGTGCAAGTTGCACAGGATTCACGCTCTTGTATTCAGAGAACGGCTTTGTCTTTTTTACAGAAGAATCAATCCATTTATAGAACTCATCCTTCGTTACTTCTGTAATGGTACTTATTCGGTTCTCCCAACCGGGAGAATAGTTTGCAAGATAAGAGGAACGTGCTTCATCCATAGACGGAAAACCGTACATTACCTTACTTTCGTCAAATTCACCCTTTTCATTGAGCTGGTCTACTACAAACACATTTCCTTCGGACGGATTGTCTGACAGGAAGATGTCTATATGGTCACCGTCCACGGCTTTCGTGCCACGGATATAGCCGTAGTCGTTGTTCATGGTAATGCTCCATTCCTGTCCGTTGGCATCCTTTCCGCTACGGACGGATCCTTTCGGATTTTCTATGGTAATATCATATCCATCAAGTTTAATGTGACCTTTCTTATAGTTCCCGGCTTCCTTCTGCGCTTCAGTAGGAGAGGTGTCGACCATTTCGCGTGCTTCCGCGATATGGTCTAGGAGTTTGTTTGTGGATGTGTTATCTTGTACATTGTCATTCTGAGGATGCAGTCCTTCATCAGTCTGTCCTTCCATTTGTCCGGATTTTCCTTGATATCCTTCAGTTCCGACGGCATGAACAGGTTTTTCTCCTTGCAGAACCGCATCGCCTCTTTCGCGTATGCCAAATATTCCTCCTTGCTCATCGCTTTTACGCGTTCCGATTCCTTCGTCAGTTGGATTCTCTCTTCTGTTGTCATATTCTTGTTGCTTTATTATTTTATCGGCAAATGTATTATAAAATTCAGACTTTTCTTCATTCGAATAGACATTTGATTCAGAAAAGGCCTCATCATTAACCCATGCTTCATATTCATCCGGAGACATGTGGTATTGTTCTTGGTAGAATTGTTCTTTTAGTTCATCCTCATATTCTTTTTCCGCATCTATGGCGCGTTGCGCTTCTGTGGTTCTGTTGTTTCTTATCATATTGCTGATATCACCAAAAGTTCGGCTTTGTTGTAGAACGGATAGGATCGCGTTTGTGCCGGCCATGCCGGTATTGTCATTTTCCAGTCCTTCTTTCGCCACTATTGCCGGATAACTTTCATGGGCGATGCTTATCAGTCTGTCTCCGGCTTCTTCTACGGTCATACCCCCCTTCTCTTTTTTTCTGAAGATGGAAAGAAATGGCGTCAGGTCTTTGTGACTTAAGCCAGTCATGTTTCTGACACTTCTTTCTCCTGTCATTTGCAGGAACAGGGATTTTCCCAGTACCAAGGATGCAAGCTCTTCCAAAGTTTCCGGCTCGGTACGTGACAGAATTTCCTGAACAAGAGGATTTTCCGGAAGCTCCGTATCCGTTATTGACTCAGATATTTTCGCAGCAGGCTTCTGAATACTATTTTTCCTGCCAGTGTCCGGAATTCCCTCTGGTCCCATGCGTTCTTCACCTGTTCCCTTAGCTTCGGGTCTCTTCTCAGTTCCTCTTTCTTTGCCTTGTTCGCTTGTTTCTGAAACTGGTACGGGCTCATTTGTGTCATTTCCATTCGTGCCAGTCTTACTGCTTTCTGATATTCCATTTGTTTGGTTATTATTAGTTTCTGTTATGGGTATGACAGAGTTGTAGAAATTCTTTATTTCTTCATTCTCCGCTTTTGCTTCTCTAATAGCGTCCCTTATCTCATTTCTTTTTCCCCGTGTGGCGGATGACAGGGATTCATTCAATTTAGCTATCTGTGCATCACTCGCCTCTATATCCTTTCTCAAGTCATCCAGAGCGGTTTCAAGTGATTCTGTCAGATTTGTGTATTGGAATGACTGCTGTGGCGTCAGAAATTCATAATCAATGCTTCCGTCCTTCTTTTTAGGAAAGGAGGATATAAGTTTGTCCAGTTCGGATTTTTCGTAAGTCGGACTCTCTGTGCTTTCCTGCAATGGTTGGTTTCCCATCTCTTTTCCTTCAGGAGCGGTTTCATTTGTTGAACTCTTGGATTTTTTCACCCAATCGGTGTACTCTTGGACGGGAACCGCACCTAACTGGTATGCTTCATTTTCCAATATATTCATTGATACCTCATCGCTTTTGACCTCATTGTACTCATCGGTTGGAACGACAAACATACCTCCGATTTCCTCATCAAAACCGATAATGGTCATACTTTCTCCTTCTGGAGTGATATAGGAGGCGCCGATTTCCGGAGCCGCTTCCGCATCATCTTTTCTTTGTGCGTCAAATAGCGACTGTTTGTATTTGAAATATTGCTCTTCTGTCACGAGTACGGAACCTGTTTCATTACCGTTGTTGTCTATGATCTTCCCGGACCATCCGCCGGGAACTTCCTCATCAAGTACTATCTCTTTGCCTCCTGTATATATCTTGTCACCTTTTTCGGGTTGTAATGCAAGTACTTCCGGACTGAATTTCCGAATTAACTCTTCCTGTCTTCTATTTTCATCCTCTTGTGCGTATTCAGTCCGTATTCCGGCTTTGTCCACATTGTCTTTCATGGCCCGGAGTTGTTCATCGCTGACAGAAACCGGCTCCCGACTTCCTTCCATGAGTACGGACCAATTGCCCATTGTATCCTGACCAACAACAGAAATGCCGGTCATTGTGCCATTATTATCCGCTATGCTGAATGTCTGTCCTGCGGATATGGGCTGTGCTTCCATGATTGCGGCATCGGCGTTGTATGCGCCAAGCATTTGTTCAAGAACTTGATCCCGTCCGACCATTGAGATCTCTGTGTCTGCATTGATTCTTACAGTCTTGGCATTATTCTCATCAAATGAGGCGAATATCGGACCTTCTGGACCGTTTTCCAATGGCACTACCATGAGTGTGCCTGTTTCTCTGGGTTGCCCAGTGGCATCTATACCATTTATGACAACTCCGTAACTGTGCTCCTTATCTCCGAATCTTCCTAACGGAATAGTGACAACTTGTCCTTGGGGAGACATTTGCTGGACTTTGACAGCCGCCTGTTCATATTCGGAAGCATGAGCCTCATCCAATGCGTCCTCAACTGCGTCATGACGGTCTTTCTGCCGTAGGTAGTCCGTAGCCAAACGTCTGGTCTCTTCGTCCATGACATCCAGTATTTCCGCACGTTGGGCGTCATTGGCACCGGCAAGCGCATCTATGGTTTCATCATCCAGTACGGATGAAAGGCGTTCACGGGAAACTTCCTCACGGAGGACTGTCGTGCGCATGGCTACTGGATCATGAGTTGTATAGATATCCGTTCCCTCTTCTTGTGCTGCCGTGCGCTTTTCGGACTCCTCACGGGTCTGCTCTCCTGCAATGTCCTCCATGGCATTGTTCTTCGCAATGTCAAACGCATATTCTATCTCGGCCTTTTTCTCTTCCTTGTTGAGGCTACCGTCATTCATGGTTTCTTTGATGAAAATCCTTATGTCGTCATTGCCACGTTCTTTTGACATACGTTCCAGTTCGGACAGTTTCTCCTGTTGTTCTTTGGTCATGTTTCCGAAAGCCGCATTCATCTTCTGGCGGTGTCTTACCCTTTCAGCCCCCATGCTTCCAAGTCCTAATAAGCCGAAAGCGACGGAAGTGGGAGCCAGTCCAAGGAATGTGTCTATATTGTTGTCAAGGTCTGTGGCTTCTTCCAAGGTCATTTCACCTAACGGGACATTTGCAAGATTATTATACACCTCTTCCATATATTCTTCGGGTAGCCCGTGGAACTGCGCTTTTTTTGCGGCTTCTTTGAAAGTAGGGTTGTCCTTTATCTCCCTGTATAGCTTACCGGCCCTGCTGTTCGTTATATATTTCATGAATTCACTTGCGCCACCGGGAACGGTCTCTTCCACATTCTTCCATATTCCTTTGCCCAGTCCTTTGAATGCGTTGAAAATCATCTCGGATTGGTTCTCAAGAAAAGTGGAAGCGATTGATTTGCCGATGGCTTTACCCATATCCATTCCTCCTTCACGTCCTCCATAAGTCAAGTTTCCATCCTTGTCAACATCAAACAGAATATTCCCCATCATTCTGTCTTGTGCTCCTGCGGTGACACGCGCCAGTCCTGTTGTTCCTTCCATTCCTGCTGCGGCCAAAGCGTCTCCGGCAAGACGTGCCCCCATTTTTGACATTCCTTTTTTCATGGCGGACGCGCCGAATTTCTTCATACCGTATTTTAGAATGCTTTTGGCTATTCCCTCACCTGCCGCCGATATCGGGTTTATGGCGAATTCCAGCATGAACGGGATACTGGCTCCTGTGGTTTGTCCAGCCTTGTATCCTCTTCCCAAATCGGAGGAATAATAGGCGTTGACCGCCATGTTGGTGACAGCGGCGTCAAGCAACTTCTCTTCAGAAGGTGAGAGCTTTTCTCCTTTATCCGCTTTCTCCACCACATTTTTCAGACGGATGCCGCCTATCATGTCGGATATGCCTAAAGTCCATTGTTTGGGATCAAATGCGGTATCGGCGAAACCACGCGCTAGACCGCTAAAAAAGTTTGTTTTTCCTTTCTTCCCGGCTTCCTCTATAATATTGTTCGATTCATCAATAAGGTCTTTCGCCCCTTCCAGATAAGTCCTTTCTCCTCGGTACTGTGCTAATGTAGGATCTTCCCTTGTATTCATTCTGGCATTCACCATCGCATTACCGGAATCGTTTCTTAGTATTTTCTTTTGTTTGGTAATCTTTTCCTCTATGTCATCAAGGTCTTTGTTTACTTCATTGGTCAGGGTGCTAAGATGGGAGCCTACGCTCTTTTTGAGAAATCCGGCAAGATCACGCTTCATGTCTGTACCGTAACGTGAAGTTATCTCTTTATTGTATACGTCCTGATATGATTCCAATTCCTTGCTAATGACCTCTCCGTAGGTCTTCTGAAACGCTTCGTTTGCTTTTTGGTTAAGTTCGTTCCCTTTATATTGTTGTGACAGCTTCCTGTATTCGTCTGAGGCAAGAAACCGGTTGGCATATTTGTCTTGAATCTCCTTCTGTATTCCGGCCATTTCTTCCGAAAGCTGTCTTCCTCTTTCTGTCAGGGCAAACCTGTCACGATAGTTGTTATATACATCATTCATGGACGATATGGAACGCGGGGTATATTCCTTGTCCAAGCGGCTTTCTTCTTCAACCGTAAATAGTTTGTCCAATTTTCCTTTGTCCATATCTACTTTCAATCTTTCTCCCAAATTTATCGGAGAAAATTGATATCTAGCTGAAACCTCCGCCTTGTCTGACTCCATTTGCGATGTGGAGGGGGGGATAAACTGAAAGTTGTCTTTTGAATGCACTTGTTCACGTAAGCCGGGACGTGTGCTGGGATTATAGTTTCTCATATCAAAAATCCTGTCCGCTTCCTCCTGTGTTCCGACACCACCTGAATATGTTCTTGAAACAGGGTCATATCCGTTGCCTGTTTGAAAGTAATCAGACTTTGGAGTTTGAGGGGTGTTGTTAGGTTGCTGTATTTGTACAGAGGAATCAACTGGTTGCATGAATTGATTAAAGTCCTCATATGAGTCAGAGTATCCGGTCTTATCCTTTAATACGTCATATACTTTCTTTCTGGCTTCCTCATTTTCATCCATGAATTTGTTAAAATCCTCATATGAGTCAGAGTATCCGGTTTTATCCCTTAATACGTCATATACTTTCTTTCTGGCTGTATTATTATCTTGCATGATTCATGTTATTTTAGTGACCAACTATTATTCCCCTTCAATGACCATGATTTGTTTTCCGGTTTTGAAGAGGGATTGAACGCTTCTCCGCTTTCCACTTTTTGCTGTTTCCCATAAATGGAGAGAATATAATCTCTCATGCCTTTTATGGATTTGGGGCGTTTATCCGCTTCAAGGCCAAATGTTTTTTCCAAATCGTTATACATTAGTGCGACATCTTCATTTTTATTCAGGTTATAGGCTCTTGTACTGCCGGAAAAGCCTTTTTTCCCACTTATGCGATATGAAGGATATTTATTTTTTTTGCCATTTTGCTTTTGAGAATCATTATCTATTCTCATTAGACTGATTCCCTCTGTGGCTTTATTATGTCTTTCGATTTCCGCCTGTTTAGCGGCGTTTTCTTCCGCCTTACGTTTGGATTCTGCCGCTTTTGCAGCCTGCTCGGTTTCAAACTTATATGTGTTCCAGTTGTATTCCCGTTCTGCTGCTGCTTGTTGTGCCTTCCATCGGTCTTGACGAGCCTGCTCTACATCTATTCTCGCCTGTTCAGCTCTGTCACGTACGATCGCTCCGATATAGTCCTGATAATTCTGACGTGACAGATTGTCCCTGTATTGGCGTATTCTGTCAATACGTGCTTGGCCTTCACGTCCGGCTCCTGAAAGATTCATTGACGGATTGCCTCTTCGTGTCCTTACCACATTCACCAGATTGGCTAGAACACTTCCTACAGCATTGATGCTCTCGGCGGCACGTAAACGTCTTTCGGCGTTAATCCTGTCCTCCTCGCTTTGTAACGGGTCCCTTCCTCTCAAGGCTTCTGCAAGTTCGGTGTAAGATAATCCCTCTTGTCCTTTTTGCTTGCGATAAGAAGCCACTCCTGACAGGTATGCGGCCGGTGACAGCTGGGGATGAGCCGCATAGGCTTCTTGTGCGCTCATTTCCTGCCACGGCTTTTCTGTACCAGGAAGCTGGACGGGAAGCTTGTCCGCATTTTCCCGTTCTTGAACGGTATTGACTGTAGACACACTCGTCGCAGGTTTTTGAACAGCCACCGTGGGACGTAACGGCAACTGTTCCCGTGCGTTTTCCTCAGCTTGTCTCGCCACAGACTCATCATGGATCTGCCGCTCTTCCTCCGGATTGACAATGCCGGCAGCTTCTTTTCTTTTTTGATAATTGGTATATCTGTCCGTAACTGCCATACCTGCTATTTCTTTTTAGTGATTTGACTGGCTACAGCACCGCCTATGGGGCCACCGAAAACAGTAGCCGCAGCCGTTATACCTGTATTGAGAAGACCTCCTAATGCCGATGATTCCTGTTGGGCCTGTTGTTGTTTCACATTATTGATAGCCTCCGTATATGATCGGTTTGCATCCAGATAATTTTTCATGGCCTGATCTTTTTTGGCAGTGGCGGTTGAGGCTATTCCGGCCGTAATATTTTCAAGTGACTGGTTGGTTCCCTGCTTCTGCAAGGCAACGCTCTCATCTGTAGCACCTGTTACAGCGGCGCTTCCTGCTGTCCGTTTGTTGTTTGCTATCAGCAGTTCTCTGGCTTGACGCAGAGCCGCCTGATTCGCACTGTCCTGAAGAGGATCAGCGTAAGCCTGTTCCTGATAATAGTTCATTTCAAGATCCTTCGCCTTTTGAAGATCTTTGATTGATTCCTTATAGGCTTTATTGCCGCCTAGAACCCTGGATAAAAGTCCCATAAATCGTAAATTGCACTTTATTATTTAATATCAAAAGTAATCAGTTACATTTGTATCATGTTGATATAATGCAAGACGGAAGTATATTGTATAAGGAAGGGGACAAGGTGGCTCTTGATGGAACCTCATGGAAAGGCACGGTTGTCAAAGTTGGGTCGGACGATAATATATGCGTGGAACTTGACAATGGGATTACCATGTTTGCCCGTCCGGAATTATTGCATCTTTGCACTAAGGAAAACACAAAGCCTCTTCATGATGAAAATGGTAAATTTACAATAGGACATCCAAAGGTGGGGGGAGTTAAAAAAGGATATAGGACTGTCCGTCATTATCGAAACAAGCTTATGGAACAACTGGCTCCGTTTATTGAGAGTATGGGGGAGATAATAGAGGCTATTGATGATCCTAGTGATAAAGTGCTTGCTGTTTCCCGAATTATCAAATATGCCATGCCGTCTCTTTCGTCCGTAGACTTTAAAGAAAACGCAAAACGAGATCTCTCAGCGGAGCAGAAGATAGCCCAGCTCAATGCAAGGTACAGAAACTTGCCTGATCCGACTGTCGATGAAGAAGGAGAGGAAGGGCATGAAGACTGACAATATTGGTGTATATTTTGGAATTTGGATAACCATTGTATTACAGTTGTCATATTAATTTGTGTTATGTAATAATCGTAATACATTTAATATATGGCAGAAATAATCAATTTTAGACCGACTCCGGATGTGGCGCAGATGATAGAGAGTCAGAAAGCAAAAGGCGTCAATATCAGTCGTTGGATTAATAATCTTCTTATAGGTGCGGATAAACAGGCCGACAGCTTGAATTTGCAGATTTATACAATACCTGAAGACGGGATAAACCTGTATGACAGTACAAAGTTAGCTATTGATCAGATGATATCACTTCATTCAATTCCATTCAGCCGGTTGAGCATATCCAGGTACAGGGAGGCCAATGATATTATAAAACAAGCAGGCATGGATTATTATCGCTTTAAAATAGACGAAGATAACTATATCTCGATAATAGCGGTGAACAGAGAAGAGGCTTCTGTGGAATTTTCCCGATATTATATGAAATCTGAAAATAAGGAATATGTCCGAACATCCGTACCATTACCTGTTTACAGGTTTGATGTCAAGAACAAGGTGGTAATCATTATAGCAAGCGAATAATGGAAATATGTAAGACAGATACAGTACGATTGCTCAGACTGTTAAAAGAAGCGGCCTTAATAATTGAAGACAATTGTAGAGGCATACGTTCGCTAGATAAGGCCAGACAGTTGCGACAGATGGCAAAGAAAATTCAACGGAAAAAATAATTCAGAACCCGTCCAAACTGAATCTGGACTTGGATTTGGATAATGCGTTTAACCATCTGTTTAGAAAGGAGAAATTATGAAATCATTAAAAGAAATACTAAGGAGTTTAGAAGGTCTGTCCGATATCGAATTGTTCGTAATAGACCTTTTTTGTGGTGCCGGCGGTTTGTCCGAAGGTGTGGAAGAAGCACGATTGGATGGAAATAGATGTGGAAAGGTTGTTTGCTGTGTGAACCATGACAAGAATGCCATCCTTTCACATGATGCCAATATCCCTGATGCACTTCACTTTATTGAGGATATCCGTACACTGGAACTTTCCCCGATAAGCACTATTGTAGAACGTATCCGTCAGCTATACCCTGATGCCATGATAATGCTTCATGCTTCTTTGGAGTGTACCAACTTCTCGAAAGCCAAAGGCGGTCAGCCGAGAGATGCCGACAGCCGAACGTTGGCAGAACATCTCTTCCGTTATATTGATGTTATAGACCCTGACTACATTCAGATTGAAAATGTAGAAGAGTTTATGTCATGGGGAGATATGGATGAGAATGGGAAACCTATCAGCATGGACAAAGGCCGGCTTTATCAAAAGTGGGTGCGCAATGTCAAGAAGTACGGTTACAACTTTGAGCACCGCATCTTAAATGCTGCCGACTTCGGTGCCTACACCACAAGAAAACGCTTCTTCGGCATCTTTGCTAAAAAGAACTTGCCGATAGTATTCCCTGAACCGACCCACTGTAAAGGTGGTAGGCAAGATATGTTCTCGCGGCTGGAGAAGTGGAAGCCGGTAAAAGATGTGCTTGATTTCTCTGATGAAGGAACTACCATCTTCAGGGAAAAGCCTCTTGCAGAGAAAACGCTTGAACGTATCTATGCTGGACTTATCAAGTTTGTAGCCGGAGGAAAGGATGCTTTCCTTTCCCGTTACAATACGGTTCGCCCTCAAGACACATGCAAATCAGTTGATGAACCATGCGGAGTGTTGACTACTGAAAACCGCTTTGCAAAGGTACAGGTAAGTTTCCTCTCCAAACAGTTCAGCGGACATCCCGAAAGCAAGAATGTGTCTGTAGAAGAACCGGCAGGTGCAATCACCTGCAAAGACCACCATGTTTTTGTTTCTGCTTATTATGGAAATGGACATAATCATTCGGTAGACCTTCCAGCTCCAACGGTCACAACGAAGGACAGGATGGCTTTAATTGAAAGCCGATTTATGTGTTCTTATAACTTTAAGGATACAGGAAAGGATATTAATCAGCCTTGTCCTACACTTCTGACGAAAGACAGACTTTCCCTTGTATCTCCATTTTTTATGAATCAATATTCTGGAGGTGGTCAGGTGTCTGATATAAACTCGCCATGCCCCGCTGTTACCACAACACCGAAACAAAACTTGGTAACATGCCAGCCGTGGATAATGAATACTGCATTCTCAAATGTAGGTAGCAGTATAGAGGAACCCTCCCAGACCATTACCGCAAACAGGAAATGGCACTATCTGATGAATCCACAGTTCAACAGTGCTGGCGGCTCTGTTGATAGCCCCTGCTTCACATTAATAGCCCGCATGGATAAGATGCCGCCCTATCTGGTAGCAACGGAAAGTGAACGGTTAGCGATTGAAATCTACGACAATGATAGTCCTATGACTGTGAAGATAAAGGAGTTCATGGCACTGTATGGCATAGTGGATATTAAAATGCGGATGCTTCGCATTCCGGAACTCAAAAAGATTATGGGATTCCCTGAAGATTATGTTTTAATAGGCACACAAGCTGACCAAAAGAAATTTATCGGGAATGCGGTGGAGGTTACACAAGCGAGAAAAAATACTGAAGCACTTTGTAAAGTATTGAAAAAGTTGAGATTGAAGAAATTAAAAGAAATAGCTTAATGGAAAATGGAAAACTTATATTAGATGCCTGCTGTGGCAGTAGAATGTTTTGGTTTAACAAACATAATCCTCTTGCCTTATTCGTTGATAAGAGATCAGAGATAGTAACAGCCAAGGATAGAGATAAGATCAGAACCATAGAGATAAAACCGGATATAATAGCAGATTTCACCCACTTGCCGTTTGAGGACAATTCTTTCTACATGGTGGTATTTGACCCACCTCATCTAAAAACACTTGGTGAAACCTCATGGATGGCTAAAAAGTACGGAAAACTGCCGAAAGACTGGCAGTCACTAATACACGATGGATTTACTGAGTGTATGCGCGTCTTGAAGCCTAACGGCACGCTTGTATTCAAATGGAACGAGAGTGAAATAAAAACAGTGGATGTATTGTCTGTTATCCCTTTTAAACCTCTATTTGGACATACCACTGGAAGGCAGAGCAAAACAATATGGATGTGCTTTATGAAACTGCCAATTAACGAATAACGGTACGGAAAGGAATAAAATGATAATAGCTTGGTTTAGTTGCGGTGTAACATCCGCAGTTGCTTGTAAGATTGCATTGAGCTTGTATAACGATGTACAACTCTATTATATCGAAACTGGTTCCGGGCATCCAGATAATGTCCGATTTATCTCAGATTGCGAGAGATGGTACGGGCAGCCAATTCATACCATTCGCAGCGATAAGTTTTTCAACGTAAAAGATGTACTGATTAAAAAACGGTACATCAATGGTCCTACTGGTGCAGCTTGCACATTCGAACTAAAGAAACAAGTCCGTTACAAGCTGGAGAAGGAACTTGGTTCTTGGGACGGTCAAGTTTGGGGATTCGACTTTGACCCGAAAGAAATCAATCGAGCTATCCGCTTTAAACAGCAATATCCTGATACAAAGCCGTTGTTCCCACTTATCGAGCGACAGATAACCAAAAAGGATGCAATGGGAATGCTTTGGAAGGCCGGCATTGAAATCCCAGCCATGTACAAGATGGGCTATAATAACAATAATTGTATCGGTTGCGTGAAAGGTGGCATGGGCTATTGGAATAAGATACGGAAGGACTTTCCGGAAGTATTTGCTCGAATGGCTGAGATTGAGCGTGATGTTGGAGGTACCTGCTTGAAAGATAAAGACGGGTGCATCTTCTTGGATGAACTACCAACGTGGCGGGGAGACCCAGTAGAAGAGATTATACCGGATTGCTCTCTTATATGCCAAATAGAATTTCAAGAATTACTTGACCGGCAGGTAGAACGAGTATTGAAAGGAGAAATTAGTATTAATGATGTAGTCTGAAAAGCTCAAAACGATATAGAAATGAATGATGGAGTTTATTTTGACCAAAATGGTAACGAGGTAATCGTAATCAATGGATTTGAATACTCACGAGAAGAATTTGATTCCCTTGTGGATATGTGTGGAGATTGCAATATGTAATAACAAAAGAAAGAAATGAGTAAAACAACAATTTATTATCTATTCCTAATAGCAATGTATATGCTGCTAGGATAGATGGAAAGGAGAAATATGGATAAAGATAAATTCAACAAAGCAATAGAAATCAACAATAAAATAGAGGAATACAAAGATCATAAGATGGCACTTGAAAATTCTAACATAAAATATGGTGGTGGATTGATATTTACATACAACAGAATGCACAATGATGTACCATTAAAGGAAGAAATTTTTGGTAAGAATTTCCTTCAGTGCTATATGTATGCTTTGGATAGTAAGATAAAAGAATTACAAAAAGAGTTTGACGAATTATGAAAAAAGATATGAAACAGACAGTAGAAGAAGCGGCAAGGGACGCAATCCACGCTCATTATAAATGCAACGGTGAATATCCATGCGGAGAACGTGACTATTGCGAACATTGTAATGGTCATAATACAGCATTCGATTGTTGCGAATGTGGCGCAGATGAGTTTAAAGAAGGATTTATTTCTGGTGCAGAATGGCAGTCGAAGCAATCACCTTGGATAAGCGTTAATGAACGGTTGCCGGAACCAAACAAGCTTGTCCTTTGCAGAATGGTATCAAATGGAGCGATTGTTAGTGGCTATATCGTTGTTTCATCCGGGAGATCGCCATACGTTGCGACAGACGGAGGATTTGAATTTGAGGATTGGAACGGCTACGAGTGTGACATGTGGATGTACATCCCGTCTTTTGATGATATACTCGAAGCCAACAGAGATGTACTGGAACGGATTAAAGAGAAAGGAGATTGAGATATGGATAAGGAAGAATTAACCATTAGCTTAGCGGAAGCATATAGGGAGATATATCTATTAAAGTTGCTTAATATCAAGCTAAGGAAACATGTAGATGAACTTACTGGGTATATTCAAGAATTTTCACCTGTATTTACTAAAGAATAAAAATATGTATAATAATAGATACTTTCATTATTGGAACAAATTAAAATTTGATTACAATGAGTGTTTAGGTCGGATTGCTTCAACTAAGCCAGTAAAGAAACACATGAGAAGAATGAAAACGCTTGAATGGCGTATAAGAATTAATCGGAAAGAGTTTATAGTTAATCCTTTAGGGGGGAAAACATACTTTCCACCTTTTTAATAGAAGTAGTATGGAAATAAAGAACGTAGGACAACTTAGAAAAATCATAGAGAACCTTCCCAATGATTTTGAAATCGAGATGCGTGTCAGACGCAAATTGACGGATGAGGAATTGAAAAATTGCAGATACCCTTATCCTTACGATACAGAGTATTTAACTTTGGAATTTGACGATATAGGCGTTTCTGACAAAGTATTGTGTTTGGGTGTAACTTCTAATGAATGAACGGTATGAAAGTAAAGAACGGAATAATAATAGATGGGGTGCTGCATGAATTAGTATTAATGCGGAATAGTGCACCATGTGACAATTGTAGTCTACAAGAACAATGTAGAACAGATCGTTCCTTGTGTACAGTAATTGCTGGATATTATAACTCTGATGAACGTTTTATTAATCGTGGAGAAGTAACGGATATTAAGATAGATAAGGAGGAATAACTATGGGATTTACAACACCGTGTTTCATACGCAAGAGTACCTATAAACTTAGAAAGAAATTAGATGAGTTAGGATATAGATTGTTTGGGGCGGAACTTAACGAAGATTTATGTATTTTCACCTCGCCCGAATGTGGACTATATAATATTGAGTTTTTTAACAACATTCCACATCCTGACGAAACCGATAGTGTTGATTGCGGAACGAATGAGGAACTTTTTCTGGCTATAGCTGCATTAAAGGATAATACAGACAACAATCAATTATTCACTAATGGTAAGGGCGATTGGGGTATATACCGGGATGGCTCTGATGGAGGTTTATCTGGAATGGATTTCTATGGGATGCCTAATGATTTTAACTTACCATATTATCACAAGGCTACCGTAGACGAACTGATTGAACACTTTAAAGGAAAGGAGAACCAACCATGACCGAAGAACTTGTAACATTGGAAACAGCAAAGATGCTGAAAGAGAAAGGGTTTAATTGGAAGTGTGAACACACAATAAGTTGCGATAATATTATTAGAAGATACGACATTCCGCAAAGTATGTCATGTTGTACGGAAATAGATAACGAACCAGTTGAATTTTTGTGTCCAGTGTTGTATGTTGCCCAAAAGTGGCTTCGTGAAACTAAGAACCTGCATATCGAAATATCCTATATGTATGGAAATTATTGGACGTATGATATACTGACAATTCCGAGACATGACTTGATAGGATTGTCTGACAGGCCTATTATCCGTTATAATACCTACGAGGAAGCACTTGAAGCAGGATTACAGGAAGCATTAATGTTGATATGAAAATGAGTCCTGTTATATCTTGATAAGTTGAAAAATAACGAGGATATTTCTTGTTTGGTTAAATAACTGTAATTAAAGAGGGGGAAGGCGTTCATATTGTCTTTTTCCTCTTTAATTTTGTCGTGAATTAAAATATTAATCGCAATGCGATAGCCAATGACAATCTAGGGTTTGTCAAAGGGTTTGTCGGCGTTTTTTTTGACATGCGTGATAATTGCTTGTAAATCAGTTATAAAAAGTGATTGTACTTGTAGCCCTTCTAAGGCGTGGGTCTTGCGTTCGAATCGCAACGGAATCACATAAAGAAACTGTATCTCTTTCGGGGATACAGCTTTTTTTATGGAAATATTTAAAAAGGATTCATCTAAAAGCAGGGCTATGGAAAAGATCTTGTCCAT